AGAAGATTTATTTCTAATTAATAAATTCTGTTTATTCCAATATGGACCAGATTTTCTTAGAAGTGGAAACAAAGCAGTAATATCAGCAATTAATAAATTAATTCAAATTGGAATTATTAATGAAATTAATGGAATATATACTCCAACGATAGAACTTGGTAAGGGTATCAATACCCTATCTATACCCTATACATACCCTATCGATACCCCCAAAGAAGAAGAAGAAGATAAAGATAAGGTTATAAATAAAATTGAAGATAAGATTGAAGAACAAGAATGGAATAATTTAAAAGATAAAATTAAAGAACAAGGTTGGAATAAATTATCAACTAAAGAAGCAAGTAGATATTATCAATTAAAAAAAACTTATAATACATAAACAAATATAACAATGGAAAAGTATACTCAACAATGGAAATGGAGAAAAGACCAGATGCCATTAAAACAATTTTACAAACTATCAACTAAAGAAAAGGAGGAATACATCCTGCTTATACTTAGTTTACCTGAATCAGAACGAGGAACGAGTGATGAGATAATCCTCAACAATTTTACTAAACTTAAACCGAAGGAAGAAAACTTTATTACACTATGATATTAACGCCAAGATTTCTTGCTAAATTAACTGAAAAGGTTATGTACCAATATATGTTGAATTGGTTACCTGATTTATATGATAATAATCTTGATGATGAATTTGCACCGATAGATTGGTATTCACCTTCAACAGGAATGTGGATTGAATATAAGCAGCGTCATAAACATTTTGTTGGTCTAACACTTGAAAGAAAAAAGTATGACCAACTGATTAAAAAAGAAAAATCATATTATCTTAACTCAACTCCCGAAGGGATATATTTTTGGTGTATTCAAGAAATGGATGCTAATCCAATATTTACCATTAGGTCAATGAATGATAAAACTGATTTTGGAAATGCTGTTGATATTGATAAGTGGCAAACAGAAATGTATGTTGGAAAAAGTTTGGGAATAGAACAATTAATATTCAAATAATGTTTCTATTTATGAAATAATTTCTTTATATTAGAATATAAACATATAAAATATGTTTTGATCCAGTCAAATTTTTATCTCCCAGGTTTAAATGACTGGATCTTTTCGTTAAAATCAGACTATTTATATAATATGGAAATCAAAACTTGTTCAAAATGTAAAGCTGATTTACCATTATCAGAATTTCAAACATATTTTCATTCAAAAGTTAATAAACATTTCACTCGCGGTCACTGTACCAAATGTTTGTATTCTACGAGAAAAAAGAACAAGATGGATAGATTACTCATTCCAACAGAGATAGTTCAACCAGTGGTCTTAAAATTAGAACCAGAGGTAATTAAGGTAAAAGATATCAAACAGAAAACTTGTATTACCTGTCTTGAAGTCAAATCTGTTAACGAATATTACACCTCCAGGTTAACCTGCAAGAAGTGTTGTTTGGAAAAAGAACTAAAATATAGAACAGAAAAAACATATAAAAGTTTAGATAATAATGGTGGTTCATTGAGGGTGCCAATCAAACCCGGAAATTTCCACGATGAGTACCAAAGACATTATACCCACGAAATACTTCTTGCAATGGGATGGAAGTTAAATGAAGAAAATGGTAAATGGTGGAAGGATGGAATAAAAACCAAAGACGGACTATTTATTAATCTAAAGAAACCAATCCCAACTAAACATAACTTAAAATATTATACCCTTGAAGAAAAATTAGAAAAGGTTATTATAATAAAGGAAGAAAGAAAAAAGGGTAAAACCTATGTTGAGATTGGAAAAATAATTGATGTGTCACCACCAACCGCTTGTAAATGGTTAAAACAATATGAAAAGAGATAGAGAGAGTATTGATATGGGATATATTGGAATACCAAAAGGATATTTTGTGTATGACAAGGAAACCAAAAAATTAATATGCAATGAAATCATAGATAGATTATTACTTCAAATAGATAGAGAAATAGACCCAACCATAAATAGGATACAATTCTTGGATGAGATGATGGAATCTTCCATTGAAACAAACTTGAAAGATGAGAATTACGAAGTCGTACAGGTATTCAGCGACGTAAGAAAAATGCTTAATGAATCCTAACATAGAGAAATGGATTGTCAAGAATTATACAGAACTACGAACGATTGCAAAAAAGATAACCAAAGATTCAGATTGGACTGATGATTTGTTGCAGGATGTTTTATTACAATTATACGAACGAAAGGAAATCAAATTAAAAACCATTGACGATAATTCCATAAAATATTATATTGTTGCTGTACTAAAGATAAATTGGTATTCAAAGACATCACCATTTTTCCGAAAGGTCAGAATGGAATCATCCAAATACACAGAGTTATATGATATGATTGAGGTTCCTGATGACTGTGTGTTTGATGACCATAGATTGATGGAACTGATTGAGAATGAATGGACTGAGACAAATTGGTTTAACAAGATAATCTTTGAGAAATATATGATACTTGGTTCATTAAAGAAGGTATCAAAAGATACAACCATACCACTATCAAGTGTGGCAAGATATATCAAGGAAACAAAAATAACAATAAAGAATAATACAATAATAAAATTTAACCGTGATGAGTAGTTCAGTAAACAGAAGATACAAAAGAAAGGTAGCAAGAGATATCAAAAAAGGAATTGCACCACCTGAAGCACAATTAAGAATTCCATCAATAGAAGAAGTGGCAGAATATATAATGGAAAAGAAACAAGGAATTAAATTGGAAGAACCAGAAAAAATAAAATCAATATGGGAACACAAACCATCTAACTTAAAATTTGATTAATATGGAACCAGAAGAATTAGACCCATTTTCAAACATAGATGATTTCTTTCTACCTGATGTAACAAAATACCCTGATACACCTGATGGTCTATTAGCAAAGGAATTAAACAAATGGGTGAAAGAAGAACATCAAAGACTAATGGATGAATTAAAAGATGAGGAAGATGAATATCCTCTAATACACGATTAATATGGACAAAGAATTAAAAGACAAATTGGAGTCTCTAAAATCCGATGGTAAGAAAAAGAAAGGTTGTAAAGATTGTAAAAATAAAGAACCAATAACAGAATTACCAGAAATTATTGAAAACGATATATTTATACCTACAATGGAAGATATAAGAAATGCTTATGTTGAACTTGGAAATAGAGGTAACGATAAAAGAGAATTCATTAATAAGGTATATCAATTCCTGTTTAACGATGACTTTGATTTCAGTTGTGGTTCCTGTGTCAATAAACAATCAAGAAGATTAAAGAACTATATCAACAATAACTCAGAATTAAAAGTATCATAATGGAACCAAAGAAAAAAGCAGGTGGACGTAAATCTAATGAAATAGAATACGAAGAAAAAATGACCAGAGTATTTGAATTAATACTATGGGAAAAGAAATCATTTACAGAATTTAGAGACTTAGTATCAAAAGAATTTGAAATAACAACCAAAGCCGCAGAGAATATGTGGTACGATGCACGTAAAAGATTAAAGGAAAGACACACAGAAGAACACGAACAAATACTACAAGACCAACTAACAAGACTATACGACCTGTTAAATAGATGCCGTGAATCAGGTAACAGACGAGTTGAATCAGAAGTACTACGTGACCTAACAAAACTATATGGATTGGAACAAGCAAAAAAGATTGATATTACATCAGGAGATTTACCAATTTCTGTTAATATTATTTTGAATAGTGACTAATTTTTCTTATATTATTGTATGACCAAAACTTCGTTTTTGGATAAAATAAATATATATATATTATGAGAAAAGAACCAATGGAAGTAGGATGTAAAACTAATATGTTAACCCTACTTGAGTACGATGAACCAGTCTATGATGGGTTTAGAATGATTAAACGTGGAGTATTTGAATGTGAGTGTGGTCAGATTAAGACCAAGATGATACACAACGTCAAGTCAGGACAAACTAAATCCTGTGGATGTCTTTACAGATTTATAGATAAAGAGTATATGATACAGGTGAATAAGAATAAAATAGGGATGAAGTATAAAAAGAAAATTAAAGTTGAGTGATATAAAATTAACCAAGAAACAATCTCAATGTTGGAAACTTCTAACAGATGATGTTACAAATATTATCACCTATGGAGGATCCGCTGGTGGTGGTAAGTCATATCTTGGTTGTTTATGGATTAGTTCAATGTGTCTACAATATCCTGGTATCAGAACCTTAATAGGTCGTACCGTATTACAACAACTTAAACTAACAACTCTTAATACACTCTTTGAAGTATTACAATTAATGGGATTAAAGTCAGGAGAACATTACGTTTATAATGGACAATCCAATGTAATAACATTTCAGAACAAATCAGAGATAATATTAAAGGACCTTGCGTATCAACCATCAGACCCAAACTATGATAGTCTTGGTGGTATTGAGGTCTCAGCAATCTTTATTGATGAAGCAGCACAGGTATCACATTTATGTTTCTCTATCCTTAAATCAAGGATACGTTATAAGTTAAATCAATATAGTTTAATACCAAAAGTATTACTGACCTGTAATCCTGGTCAGAATTGGATTAAGAAAGAGTTCTACATTCCGTTCATACAAGAGACATTGGAATTAAACAAAGCGTTTGTTCCCGCACTACCAATGGACAATCCCCATTTACCACCATCATATATTGAGATGTTGAAGGGATTACCTAATGCACAAAGACGTAGACTATTGGAAGGTGATTGGAATTACAATGAGGAAGATGATAGTATATTCAACTTTGACCATATATCAAATTCTATATTCAGATTTAAACCTGAACCAACTGACAAGAAATATATGTCAGTTGACGTAGCAAGGTTTGGAACAGATAGGTCCGTAGTAATGATTTGGAGTGGACTGGTGGTCTTGGAATGTCTCGTCTATAATAAGTTATCAACCACAGAATTATCGTCTGAAATTAGGGAGTTAATACAGAAGTACGGAATACATCCTAATAACATTATTGTGGATAGTGATGGAGTAGGTGGCGGAGTTGCTGACCAAATTAAGGGAACCAACTTTGTGAATAATTCATCACCATTACACAAACAAAACTATTCCAATTTAAAATCTCAATGCTACGTTAAATTATCTGAACTATTTAAAGAAGGGAAGATATCAATCAATATAATGAACCCATCTGTAATTGATGACTTAACTCAGGAACTATTAGCGGTTAAGCTAAAGGATGTAGACAAAGACAATAAGGTATCCGTTCAATCAAAGGATGAGATGAAGAAGATATTGGGTAAGTCACCCGATTTATCTGATGCACTGATGATGAGAGTTTACTACGAAATAAAGAATTTAAAATCAACAGGACGTTATGCAATAGCGTTCACATAAAAACTATGAGTGAAGTAACATTTAAATTACAAGGAAAAGATTACGAATTACCAAATTATTTATCTATTGGTGATTACGTTAAGATATTCAAAATCAAAGACTTATTTGAGGATGAGTATATGAAAGCAAAGGTTGTCAATCTATTAACAGATTGTCCAATGGAAACGTTAATAGATGCAGAAAACCATAAGGTGGACTTCTTAGCAACAACAATATTTGCAATGGTACCACGACCACCATATAATCTTATTGATAGATTTACATTAGATGGTGTTGACTATGGTTATCTACCATCATATAAAGAAATTACCTTCGGAGAATTTGTGGACCTTGATACCTTACTAACAAAGAAACCTGACGAGATAATGGACTATCTACATATAATCTGTGCAATAATGTACAGACCCATAGTCTCGGAAAAATCTAAACACAATTTTAAAATTGAGAAGTATAATCAAGAGACCCTCAATGATAGGGCGGAACTCTTTAAGAATAAATTAGAAGTCAAGTTTGCGTTAGGTGGACAGTTTTTTTTTATCAACTTCGGAAAGACGTATTTAAGCTTTACCCCTCTATCTTTGATGGGGAAGGTGAGGAGGGAATGGACGATATTAAAAATGATATGGACCCACAGGAAACTAATTTGGATCTTAGCTTTGAACAAAGGTTTGGATGGTACGTCGTCCTCAATAGAGTATCAGAAAACTTACTTAAAGACCACGATAAAATCGTTGAAAAAAATGTTGTTGAAGTCCTAAACCAATTATTGTATTTGATAGAATACGATAAAGAACAAATAAGATTACAGAAAAGAGCCCAAGCCCAAGGATAATTCAGCGCACACTACGGGTCTTTTTATATTTAATATTGAAAGATGAATATCAATTACAAACAAATTCTAACGTACTTCAGTAGTATAGCCTACCATCACGAACAAATCCGTTCGTTTGGTTTCGGTGATTTAACTCAATGCACAAATGATATTCAAACAAAAACAGAACCAAGATACACAAGAATGTATGTGGTCCCTGATACCGTTGAGTTAAATCAAAATCATATTCATTATAACTATAATATTATTATTATGGATATTGTTGAGGATGACTTATCCAACTTAGAAGAAGTGATGAGTGATACTCTTTCAATCGTTCAAGATGTATGGACAGTATTCTGGCAGTCATATAATGCAAACAACGGAAATTTCAGTAATATAATTATTGGTGATTGGGGTCCAAACGTTCAACCATTTCAAGAAAGGTTTCAGACAATACTTGGTGGATGGACAATGCAGATTAGAATGTCAGCACCGTTTGATTACAACAGTTGTGTATTACCAATAGCGGATGAATATCAATTCCCTCAGGATGAAAGTTATAGTTCATACCAACAGATATTAGAAGACTTTAAAAACTTTGCTTATTACCACGAACAAATTAATAGTTGGGGATTTGGTGACTATACTCAATTAACAAATGACGTAATAACAAAAAAGGAACCACAATATCCTCGTTTATATTTTGTACCAAATACAACAAGATTTGAAGAGAACCATTTGAACATACAATATCAAGTAATCGTATGTGATAAGATTGAGGATGATTTATCAAACCAAGCAGAGGTGCTAAGTGATACATTAGAAATATGTAAGGATTTATTCTCTTTGTCATATTTATCAGATTATGATGCTGAGTTTAATTCATCATTGGAACCTTGGTTAGAAAGAACGGAATCAATAATTGGTGGGTGGACATTTCCATTAAACCTACAACAGAAGTTTGATTATAATAGATGCGTTCTACCAATAATAGATTTTGGTGGATTAACTTGGAAACAAGTTGCTGAGTTATGGAAAAATGTGGATGAAGATTGGAAGAATATATAAAACAAAAACAAAAAAATATTAATATAATATGGGTCAGTTAACTAATCAATATGTATCACAATCCTTTCAGGGTCTATTAAAGATGACTGATAGTACCACAGGTGTTACAGGAACATTACAGACAGTTCAAACAGGAGATGGTACAAATACTCCATTACAAATATCACAGACTGAAATAAATATATCAGGGTCATTCTTTATTAATAATGTTCCTATTACCAATGGAACAAGTGGTTCATCAGGAACGAGTGGTGTTAATGGAACTAATGGTTCATCAGGTACGTCAGGTCAATCAGGTAGTTCAGGTTCAACAGGTTCAGGTGGTACTTCAGGTTCTTCAGGAACGAGTGGTGTTGGTTCATCAGGTACTAGTGGAACATCAGGAAGTAGTGGAGGAACAGGTTCATCAGGAACGAGTGGTGTTGGTGGTTCATCAGGTACATCAGGTTCTAGTGGTATTGGTTCATCAGGAACATCAGGTAGTTCAGGTACAAGTGGAACCTCAGGTGAGAATGGTATTAGTGCAGGTAGAACATTTTACTTTAATCAATCACAAACAAGTGATGTAAGTGGATATAAAATATTAAATGATACACCAACAACAGGTGCAACACAAACAGTTACAAAGACATTAACTAATACACAACAAAACGTATTGGTTGAAAGTTATATCACACCTGAATTAGGATTTAGTTTAATTCCCGCAGGTGTTCAACGTTTTCATTTACACTTATTAAAACCTGCGTCAAATGATGACATAGATGTATATGTTACATTACAACTAGCTAACTCAACAGGAGGAACTATTGGTAGTTTAATTACATCATCAGCTAATATTATTACTTGGAATAGCGGTAATCCTGCTGAGGTTTATGTGGATGTTGTTTTACCAACAATACAGATTGACCCAACAAATAGAATGATAGTTAAAATCTATCTAAACAATAATGAAAGTTCATCTCACAATGTAATTTATTATACAGAGGGTACAGAATATTCTTATGTGATAACATCAGTTGGTGTTGTTGCTGGTACAAGTGGTACGTCAGGTACAAGTGGTGCAACAGGTTCAGCAGGTACTTCAGGTAGTTCAGGAACATCACCATCAGGTGGAGATAGAAATGGTTTAATTACCACAGGTTCAATAGTTGATACTCAACAAATTACAGGTAGTTTAATATTAGGTAATACGGTTATATCAGGTTCATTAATTGGTAATACAGTTAATGGTGGTTTAATTAAAATACAAACGGAAGCAAATATAAGTGGGTCAGTTCAATATAATATAACAGGTTCATCACCAATATCACAATCAAATATTATAATGGGTGGGTCTGGTCCAACATTACCAGGACTAACAGGTTCAGTTGTTATATCAGGTAGTAATAATATTTTATTAAATGGATTTAGACCAAACACATTAGTAACACAAGGAACATATGGTTATATCGGTGGTAGTAATAATATTGGTACAGCAATACCAACATTAGGAACAGGGTCATTATTAAGACCGACAATATCCAATAACGCGTTACAGTCAGGAGTATCATTACAATTCACAACAAGTTCATTAGGACAACCATCTGTGGCAAGTAATTTAATATATGGTGGTGTTACTATAAATCATCAGAGTGGTAGTGGTAATTTCACTTTTAATTATGTTGGAGGTAACGGTTTTACTTCAAACGCAAATACAACAACATTAGGATTAAACCCAATTACCTCTGCAAATATTATTGCAGGTGTTACCTTTCCTCAGATAACTTTAAATCATAATAGTTCATCAATACAATATCAAGGTAATATTGGTGGTGGTATGACGGTTACAAATAACTATTCATCATCAGTTTCAACAGCAGTAAACAACGCTACGGTTACAGGAAATATACTTGGTGGACAATCAAATACTTTAGTAATAAGTGGTTCTAACACATCAAATAGAAGAACATTTGATAGTAACGTAGTAATAGGTAGAAGTAATGTAATCACATCTCAACATAGTGGTTCATCAGCAGGACATTTAATTTCAACCGCAATATTGGGTGATAACTTAATTGTCTCAGCGTCACATACATCAACATCAAATGGTGGTACAGTTATAGTTGGTAGATATAACGCAACAGGTTCATTACAAGAAAGTTCACAAGATGCTGTATTTGTTGTTGGAACAGGAACAGGTGCAGGTTCAAGAAGAAACGCAATACACGTTGATAGTAGTGGTAGTATAAGAATGACAGGTTCAGTTTTAATAGCGGCACCTCTCAACTTCGGTCATCAACCATCATTAGTTATTGGTTCATTTAGTGAAAATCAAGCGGCAGCAAACATAACAGGTTCAGTTGGTGTATCAGGTTCAATTAATGTATCAGGTTCATTATTTGTTAATGGTGTAGATATTAGTGCAGGTGCTTCAGGTAGTTCAGGTACATCAGGTACATCAGGACAAAATGGTTCATCAGGTACATCAGGACAAAATGGTTCATCAGGAACAAGTGGAGTTGGTGATATATCAGGTTTAATAACAACAGGTTCATTTGGTGTATCACAAACCATTAGTGGTTCACTATTACTTTCAACAGGACCAAACGCAGGTCAACCAACACCATTTGTTATACAACCATTTAGTAATAGTTCATCAGCAGCAGTCATAACAGGGTCAGTATTAATATCAGGTTCATTAATATTAAATGGTAATACAATTACCTCAATAGATAGAAATGGTTTAATTACAACAGGTAGTAACGCAGATAACGACCAATACATAACAGGTGGATTACTTATATCAAGTAGTGGAAATTTTAATAAGCCAGCACTAACAATTAAATCAGGACCGAATGAAGGAAAGATAGGTGTTGAAAATGGTAATTTCTTATATCGTAATTCATCAACTTATAATACAGTTATAGGTGATGTATCAGGTATTAGTGTTAGTACACCATTTACAAGTGGTTCAGAGAAAAACTTATTATTTACAGGATTTAATTTAGGATTTTTATCAGGTTCAAACAATACTGTTATCGTAGGGGCAGGTGGTGCAAACTTTATAAGTGGTTCAAACAATACCATCTTAGGTGGTGTTGGTAATTTACAATTTGGTAATGGTAACTTAATTATTGGTGGAGGAATAACATCTACATTGATGGAGAATGTTATCTCAATAGGAACAAGTAATAGTCCTAATTTATTATATAAGTCAGGTTCAGTTGTTCAAATGGGTTATCCAACACAGGTAACAGGTTCATTAAATGCAACAACCGTAAGTTCAGCAACAGGTTATCAAGATATAACAGGAACGGTATCAGCGTCATTAAATCTATCTACAGCAAACGTATGGTTTGTGGATGATGATGCTGACCCTGATGGTGCACACCTTGATGTAACTAATTTAACTGATGGACAACAAATTAGTATTGTATGGAACGCAAATTATACGGGTACTAGAACAGTAACATTTGGGTCAAATATATATAAAAGTGGTGGTGGAAGTTCAGTAAATTTAGAAGGAAATAAAAAATACCTATTTACTGGCGCTGTATATAGTGGAATATTATATGTAAAAGTAAACTTATAACAATGGACTTAGAAAGACTATCCCCAATTATTGAACAAATCGTCAAACAAGTATTGTCTGAAAAACGATACCCATTTGGTGTTAAAGGTGGTAAAGGAAATAAAGTTGCTTCAGGTAGATTAAGAGATAGTATCAAAGCGGTACAAACAGATGCACAAACTATTATGGTATATGGTCCTGGTGGTAAACCATTAAACCAAACTTATGGTGCTTGGGGTGGAAATGGTGATGTTAATATTGGAAGAAATAAAAATATTAAAGGAGTACCATTAGATGCTTTAGAAAAATGGATTAAACAAAGAGGGTTGAAAGGTAGAGATAAAAAGGGTAAATTTATTACTGTCAGGAGTTTCGCCTTCGCCATACAAACAAACATAAAAAAATTCGGAATACAACCATCAAACTTTATTGAGATTTCATTAGATATTTTAGAAGAAAATAAAAAACTAATTGAAGAGATAGAGAAGATAACTTATGAAGAATTAGTAGATTTAATAGAAGGAATATAATTATGCCAACATTTGGATATCAAAGACTATATAGTAATTTTCTAAATAGTAACTCACAGATAAGAAGAAGTACCGATATGGTATATCAACGTGGTGGAACGTATGAAGTCGTATTAACTGGTGACACCTATTTTTCATCAATGACATTGGATGTAGATTTATTTGCCAATGATGAGAAGGTAGGAAGAATGAATGTTGTACCATACAATACTTCACAATCAGGTGCAACGTATACGTATAAGTTCAACATAAGACCATATGATTATATGTCCAACTATGTTAGCGCACAACACTACACATATTATTGGTTAGATGATTTTGTATCAACCACAGATCAAATTAATTTAAATAACCCATATCCAAATAGTGCTAATGTTAATTTCAACTATGGTTACAAATATATAAGTGGTAACACAACCGTATATGAAAATACTGCAACACCAGATAATCCTTATTATCACTATACAGATATTCCTTTTTGTATAAGTGATACAGGATTTACTCCATCATTATATACCAACACAGGAAAATATTTTGATTACGTTGGTGGTACATTCCAAATGGATGAACATTTTATTCTACCAAACTTTGACCAAGAATTAGGAACAACAATAGGAACAGGATTGACAATCAGTCCTGCAAGTCTTATGAGACGTTTCTCACCTATGTCACAGTTTTTGATGGATTATCCCACCGTACCTGAACAAAGTGAAACCAGTAGGTTCTTAACAGATGCCCCACGTATTCAACATATACAATCTGATGAAAATTATGTATTATGGTATCTGAACGGACAATCAGGAGATAGACAAGTGATAGAATCAGACTTTGCTGTGTTTGAGTTTTTTAATGAAAGTAATACAATGATTAATAAGATTAGTCAACAACTAAATTTCTCAGGTACAACGTACGCTTCACCAACAGGATTTACAGATACATTACAAATATTCTCTTTACCGTGTGGACCTGTTGATATTAATAATATTTTAGTTGATGTTAACTTTGATGACATTGCTTATTACACAGTTCAATTATGTTATTCATATCCAACCAATAGTGCTTCAAGAGTTACAAGTGGTGCAATAGGTCCGATATCTGAGGTGTTCTATTTCTATTTGTACGATAACTGTTTACCTGAGAATACAAGATTGGTATGGTTAAACAATAGAGGTGGATTTGATTATTATACATTCCAATCATATAAACAAGAAACATACAAAATAAATGCACAATCATATGATAGTAGATATTATGCTACCGATCTTGCTTCTGCCGACAGAGATTTCGGTAGAACTGTTAAAACATTTGCTACAGATGTTGACCAAGAAATCGTTTTAGAATCGGATTATATTAATTTACCTATTGGACATTGGTTAGAACAATTATTCTATTCACCACAGGTTTATATAATGAAAGGAGATTATATCTCAGAAATTGATGTAAATGATAAAATATATAAAGACTTAACACCCGTTCAAGTGGCTTCAACTGAGGTTGATACCATTACCAAAAAACATAAAAAACTTAATAAGTATAGAATAACATTGAAAACTGCAAACAATTTCTTTGTTAATAAAGGTTTCTAAAATATGAGTCAACAGCAAACGGTATTAAGAGTTCAATTTGATAATGTAAATTCAATAACAGGAATAACTCAATATGAATTTTTAGACATATATAGTAGTATTCCACTTTTGATTAACAAGTCATTTGCGGAATTAGGAGATATAGGTAAAAGAAATTCAGACTATTCTGTTGGAGTTTTATTACCTGGTTCTAAAAAGAATAATAAGTTCTTTGAGAATTACTTTAATGTTGATGCACAATCACTTTATTTTAATCCAAATCAAAGAGTACCTTGTCAAATACTAATCAATGATGAAGCGTATTTTACAGGGTATATGAGATTGAATAAAGTCTCAGTATTAGATTCCAAAGTAGAATATGATGTAACATTATACTCAACTCCTGCGGAATTATATGGTAGTATCGGTAACAATTTAGTTAAAGACTTAAACTTTGCTGATGATGATTATACTTTTAACCACGTATTCAATTTAGATAATGTAACAAAAGGATTTACATACGATAACTTTTCTTTAAATCAAGAAGAACCATATCCATATTTTTATCCTGTTGTTCACAATGGTTATCTATATACAGGTGATACTGTAAACTTTACAGGTGGAACCATCTTATCAAGAACAAATTTATATACATCAACAGGACCAATAAATTCTTATGTTGATTTAGCTGCTGCTTATGCTGCTGGTGTTCAACAGTTTAGAATAAACTCACCAACACAAGGATTATATAACAACCAATTAAAACCTGGTTTAAACGTATGGAGTTTATTAAAGTTGATGTTTAAGACTTACGGGTATTCCATTACATCTGATTTCTTCAATACCCCTTGGGTGAAGACATTATATATGTTTGGATATTTTAGTTCAGATTTAACAAAGTTTGCGTTCTCAGTTAGTTCAATTCAAACATTACCAATAGAAGGTGTTGAGGTATTTTTTGTAGATATAGAGAATAAAGTAAATGCTGTGGTTGCAAAACTTGGAACAGGTATTCCTGTTTTTTGTGCTTCAGATATAAACATCACATTAAATTATGTGGGTGGATACACAATTAATTCAACCATACCTTATGGAACAAGTGGATTAACATTTAACACAGGGATTAATTTTGTTAGTGGTAGTTCATCAGATGTACCAAATGGTACAACATTAAAATACTTACCTGTAAATGTCGGAGATACTGTACCATATGTAGATGGTGACTATGTTGATTTTAGTCTCGTTGTAGACCAAAATATTAAACAGATAGATGTTTTATCATCCATTGCAAAGAAGTTCAATTTGGTCCTTATTCCTGACCCTAATAACGGTTACAATATTCGTATTGAACCATATGATTATTTTATTGGAACAGGTGAAGTTCATAATTGGACTAATCTAATTAGTTACGATAAAGGATTTACGGTTGAACCAGCACTAAACTTTATAGAAAGTGAAATTCAATTCACAGACCAAGAGGATAATGATGAGGGAAATAGATTATTTAAAATAAATAATAATAGAATATACGGACAGAACTATGTCTATAACCCAACAAGTTTTAAATCTTCTGTTAAGAAAATTGATACAATATTCTCACCTGAGTTAATTCGTGTATGGGATAGTTCAGGTACAACGAATAATGGTAATATAGGTTTACCTTTGGGTATTAACTATGCGGGTTCAAACAACCAAATAGAAACAGCAACAACTGAAAAGGTTAACTGGATTTACAAGGGAGTTAAAACAAAACCAAAATTGTTTTGGTGGTTGGGATGTCAAAATCCATTCCTTGATGTTTTGGGTGAAACATTTAATGCGGCAAACTTTTATAAAACATATAATATATATATACAGAACTCAAGTGGGTCAACTTATTATCAGTTAAATAACATACCTGTTATAAGTCATACGATGCCAATGGGTAACCCTGATACTAATAAGATAAATAACGACTCACAATGTATATTATTTAATTCAGAATTACCAGCAAACGTTGATATTGGTGTACAACCATTCAACACATATACAGAAAACGATGCTTATTCTTCTTTCTATGAAGGTAGAATAACTAATTTATACGACCCTAATACAAGAGTATTGAGTGGTTATTTTAATTTAAGTTACGCAGACTTAAAGAACTTACAACCTGAAGATTTAATTAAGGTTAACGAACAATATTTTGTTGTAAGTAAAATTGATGGTTTCAACTTAACAAATAGAGAATTAACTAAAGTTGAATTAATTCAATTTAACGGACAACCTAACACATATATAGATAGATATTTCCAATATTACTATTGTGATGACCCGTCTACAATTTATAATTTTAAAACTGATTTTACAAATCCAAATTTATTAAATACTAATTTTGGTTGGTCACTTTATTATGATTATCAGATAGGAACATTAGGTGGTAGTCAATCAGGATTTACAAGTACATTTAAGGACACCATTGGTGGTCAGGATGTCTACATACCATATAACATTTATGAGGTCAATGAGGATACTTATTCAACGTCTGGTAGAAGCAGTTGGGATTGTGATTCATTACATCAACATTTTTATTCACAACCTTATGGACCATTTATTAATAGTATGCCAACGTTTTGGGTTAACTCAGGTGTAACTCAAACAGGTATAAATCTATTTACAAATTGTGCTAATTTTGAATCCGCAAGAACAACATATGGTATATTAACAGGTTCATCAATTACATATGGATTTGGATGTCCTACACCTACACCTACAGCAACTGTTACAGTTACACCAAGTGTAACACCTTCTTTTACCCCCACTAATACAATAACACCAAGTGTAACTCCAACATATACACCAACTAAAACTGTAACACCCACTCCTACTATTACACCTTCATTTATACCAAGTTATACTGTTAATATGAATTATACTGGAATTACATATGGTTTAACAGCAGGATTTAGTAAGGTAACAAAAGATGTTGATATGTATTATAATTATGATGGACAACCACAAATTTTAGCAGGCAGTTTTAGTTATAATAATATTAGTGGAACAACAACATTTTCTAATAGTATAAAAACTAATGTAATTCCAAATAATGGTTTTTATACATTTCAACCTTTTTATTGTTTTAACGCACCAAATCAAATTAATAGTCTACATAATGAATTTACTTTATATAAAAATAATATTTTAATAAACGGTTCAGGAACAGAAGGGTGTAGCCCTTATGGTGGAACTTGTCCAAATAATGAACAACACTGTGGTGGAGGTGGAATTTATGTAGGTACTACACCATTATTAAGTACTGATGTTCTTACTTGGAATATTGTAAATACTTTTGGTGATGTACAAAGTGGTTTAACTCTAAATAATAATGGTAGTAACTATCCTTCTACTAATCCAAATAATCATACTTGGTTTAATCAATCAAATTCTCAAAATAAATTACCTGATGGTGTATTATCTGGATGGACTACTCCTCAATACGCACCATTTTTTGATCCTTTTAATTTTGGTGGATGGTTTAATTTTGATGGCGTTGATGATTATTGTTATTTTAGAAATGGTGATAGTAGTAAAACTGCTAAAGTTACTTTTGGTGGATGGGTTAGAGGTTCACAATCAGCAACAGATAAAGTATTTTATAGTAGTGTAAATAAATTTGATTTAACAGATAATAATCAATTAAGAATATATAAAAATTCATTAAATAAATTTGTTGTAAGTATTTATGGTAGTTATGAAGTTACAGGTTCTACAACAACATTAATTGATAATATTTGGAATTATGTAATTGGTATGTGGGAACCAGGAGTAGGATTATCAATATTTATTAATGGTGTATTAGAAGGAATAACATATAATTCTCAATCAACTTTAGAAAATAATTATTATTGGCAAATAGCTAAAACACAACCATCAACATTTTATCAAGTTGGTATTGGTGATTTTGAAGTATTTGATACACTTTTAACTGAAGCTGAAATATTATATAATTATAAAGTTAATAGTTATAAATATGAACCTTTTCTTACACCTACACCAACAACTACACCAACAAGTACACCATATTTAACACCAACAATTACACCATCAACAGGAGTGAATTCAATAATTCAAAGTGGATTAACTATTAATACAAATGGTACATATTCTTCTTATACTGGAACTGGTACAGTATGGTATGATTTAAAAAATAACTATAATGGTGATTTAATAAATGGACCAACTTGGAATAGTGGAACAGGTGGATATTTCTCATTTGATGGAGTAAACGATTATTGTTATTTTGGAGATAGTTCAAAAGGTTTAGATACAGGAAGTAGAACATTTGGTGGTTGGGTAAGGTCAACAACTTCATCAACAGATAAAGCTTTTTATTTTAGAGGTGAAGATGGGTTTCCAAGCGGAGGTGGAAATGGATGGAGTATGTCATTATATAAGGCGGGTGTTACAAATAAATTTGCTTTTACTAATATTTTTATATTTGGTGCTAATAGTGGAACTGTTACAAGTACAACAACACTTGTTGATAATACTTGGTATTATGTTATTGCAAGATGGACAGCAGGAGTTGAATTATCAATATATGTTAATGGAGTAAAAGAAGCCACAAGTTCTAATAACCAAGGTACTTTAAGAAGTTCAAGTAGAGGTTGGGAGATTGCAAGATATAATGGACCAACATATCGTAATATGGATATAGGAGATTTTGAATTATATGATAGGGCTTTATCTGACGCAGAAGTATTACAAAATTATAACACAAGAAAAGGAATATATGGATATTAAATATGTAACATTTAATCTATCAGAAATAGATAAAATAAATTTTGATGAGGTATTAACTACATCAAGAGACACGATAAAATTATCAAATAATAATCTTGGTATATTAAAATATATTGGAACAATACCACAATCTGTTCAGTCATTGGAAACCAAATCACAGGAATATACCAATGGTGAAATGGTTGAATTAATAAGTTCTGAGGATTGGATATTAACTTATCCATCATTAACTGGAAACACATAAGACGATAAATTATATTTAATAGTATGGGAAGGAAATATATAAAACAAAGAACAAGTTCAAATTTCGTATATCCAAATAATAGTTTGGAGGAATATGACGTTGAAATTGTTCACGATATCAATAACAATAGTGTTAGTGGAACGACCACATCTATAACTGCAAGTAGTATTTCATCGTCAAGTATTACCTTTTCTTTTGATTATACTTGGTCACAGAATGGTGCTGAACCGTTTGTGTTTACAGGAACCTCATATAGTTTCCTATCGGTTCATATGATGGAACCAAGTACCATCTATTATAAACCTTGGAGATTGGTTTCAGCAGTCACAGGTGTTGCAGCTTCAACTAAATCAGGAACGGTTACATTTACGGTAACTCCATCAATGATGGGAGTATCTTCATTTAGTAATGGTACATATAGTTTTGAAATTAGAATGATAGGTAAACGTGCAATATTTCCAATATGTCAAAATGTAACGGTATCAACAATACCTGGTCCAACTCCTACACCTACTGTAACAACAACTAAAACACCAACACCTACTCCTACTATGACAAGTACACCAGGTGCCAGTCCATCACCTACACCAACCATTACACCAACTAATCAAATATCAACAATATATAAATCAGGCGCAACAATTAATGTTATTGATACAGGATGGATTAAATATGATACGAGTACAGCAACAGATGTTTATCAATTTATTAATACATTGGGAGTGGTTACATTAACCCCTTGTATAGATTGTGATTCAATATTTCCAGGAGTTCCTTTTGCGGACATTGCTAATTACACAATAATACAATGTGGAACAGGATGTAGTGGAGTACCAACACCAAGTCCAACACCGACAAGTTCACCCGCAGTAAGTTATGGACATTATCAAATGACTGATTGTCAAACGGATAATCAACAAAGATTTACACAATCAGTACTTTATGGAACATTTAATAGTGGAGATAGAGTAGAAGGAAGTCAAGGATATTTTTATGTGATAACAGGATTTACACCATCAACACCTGACCCATCATTAATATTCTATGTAACATCAACTGGTGAATATGATTGTCCATAAAATAAATTAAAATATATAGATATATAAAATATGGCTAAGAAAGAAATAGATTTTGTCATTAAGGTTAACAACAAACAACTTGATTTAACTAAGGTATCATTTGAACAATTTGATAAGGTTATTAAACAAGCTAAGAAAGACTTGACTGCGTTACCCTTAAATGACCCAAGATATAAAATATTAAGTAAAGATATTAAAACGGCTGAAGCTTCTTGGAAAGCAGCACAGGAAGCAGCCAAAGGATTTGGTGAAGAAACAGAAGAATCGGGTGATAAAGTTAAAACTTATTCTCAACAGATTAGAATTGCGTCAAAAGAATTAATTTCACTTGAACAACAATTTGGTAAGAATAGTCAACAATACCAAGACCAAGCTAATAAAATTAGTAATTTAAGAGAGAAACAAGAAGAACTAACAAGAGGTACTCAAAAGTTAGATGATGCGTTATCCAACATTCCTGGTCCTATTGGACAGATTGGTCAGGGTATGCAAAGTCTTGATCAAATAACAGGTAGTGTAAAATCAGCGTTTAATAGTTTAACCAAGATGTTTCCAATTCTTGATAGTGCAATTGCAAAATCAGGTATTGGTGCTTTGGTACTTCTCCTTGTTGTTTTAGTTGCTGCAGTTGTAAACGCAGCTAAAAAATCAGAACCTTTACAACAGGCGTTTGCTGTTATGGGAGATGCTGTTGGTGCCTTATTTGATGCACTTAAACCTTTAACTGACTTTATTATTAATGTATTTGTTGGTGCAGTTGAGATTGCTGCGGCAGCCATTAATAGTTTAGCTTCAATTTTTGGTGGAGTTAATAGAGGATTTAAACAAGAATCCTTATTACTTGAAAAAGAAATAAAGAAAAATGAAAATTTATTAAATAATTTTAGTGAAGGATTATCAAAAAAATATACTGAAATTTTAAAAATTCTAACAGATTATCAAAAAAGAAAAAATGAAATTGATAATGAAGCGTATAAAGATGAAGAACAAAGAAAGAATGATCTTTTATTAAATGATTATAATTATGTATTAAAAAAGAATGAGATAGAAACTAGATATCAAATAGACGCAAAAAATAGAAAATTAGAAATTTATAAATCTGAAAAAGAAATAAATTTAAAAGGTCTTGATAACAATAGACAATCAACTTTAGAAAATTTACAATTACAGAAAAAATCTAGTGAAGATGAACTTGAAAATTTAAGAAAGGCGTCTATAAATAGGGCCAATGCGTTAGCCGTTCTTTATGAGGATAGTAAAACAGCGGGTAATAAATTTACAGCAGAAGCAACCGCAGCTTTACTTGAAGCAACTAAAGAAGAAGTTGCACTATCGGACCATTTGAATGAATTAAAGAAAAATAAAATAAAATCAAATAATGCTGAAATATTAAAAACACAAAGAGAATTTAATAGAGAAGATATAAATTTAATTGAACAACATAGTTTAAAAGTTATTGAGGTTACAACAAATTTAATTAAAGAAGAAAACGCACGTAATTTACAAGAAGCTAAAGATAACTTAATTCAATTAAAAGAAAATCAAAGACTTGAATTAGAACAAATTACATTAAATCAAGGTAAAAAAAGTATAGTTTATAAAAGTGCGTTAAAGAAACAAGTTGCAGAAGAAAAACTTGCAAAAGAAGAAATTCGTAAAGCACAATTACAATTTGACGCGTACACTCTTCAATTACAGATTAATGAAGAAGATAGAAACTTACGAGAAGAATTGTCACGTAGTAGTATAAAAATAAAGAATTTAGAAAGTTTTTATCAAAGAAAAAGAGATTTATCAACACAAGAACTTGATAGAGATTTTATACTTGCTGATGGTAGTTACGATAAAGAAGAAGAAGCAAAAACAAAACATTGGGAAAGAATACTAGCAATAGACCAAGAAGAGTTAGGTAACATTACCTCAAATCTTGAATTAGAATATCAAGGTATGTACCAAGTATCCGCTGATGCTTTCCAAAAGTTAAGAGATATTGAGGAAGCAAAATACAAAGAACAACAAAGAGGTAACGAACAGAATTACGAAAAAATGGAAGCCTTAGCTAAAGACCACGCTAAGAAGATGAATATGATTGATGTTGAGGAACTTAACACAATGGCTGATTTACTTCAAAGACGTGCTGAAGCAAGATATGATATTGAATTTGGGTTCTTTAAGAAAACAAGAGAAGCTGAAAGTGTATATTATGCTGCACGTGTTAAGGCTGCTGGTGACAATATTGCGTTACTTGAGGTGTTAGAACAAGAACATTTAAAAAGATTAAGGGATATAAATAGGCAAGAATTAAACCCTTACCTACAATACGCAACCCAAATTATGGGTGCAATTCAGACTGTTATAAGTGATATGGCCAAAGTTACGGCTTTACAACAACAACTTGCAACTGAAAGATTAACCGAAGCGTATATAAAACAAAATGAACTTGATAAAAGAACCATAACTAATCAGACTGAATTAGAGAAGAAATTATTTGCAAACAAAAAGAAGTTTGCTGAAGATGAGGATAAGTTAAAGAAAGAGGCGTTTGAACAAAATAAAAAGATACAAATTGCACAAGCAATCATTGGAACATTACAAGGTGCGGTACAAGCGTTTACATCGTTAGCTGTTATACCTGTAGTAGGTCCTGTATTGGGTGGTATTGCAGCAGCTGCCGCTTTAGTCTTTGGTTACAAACAAGTTGACTTAATTAAACAAACAACTTATCAATCTTCTTTAGCTTTAAGTAATTCTGAATCTACTGGTTCAGGAGGAGCTGGCGGTGGAAGTGGAGGTGGTGCAACATCACCACCAAATCAATTAGGAAGAAACTATGCTGAGGGTGGTATGATACAAGGACCATCACACGCAGGTGGTGGAGTTATGATTAACGCTGAAGGTGGTGAAGTTGTGATGACTAAAGGTGCGGTTACAATGTTTGCACCATTATTGTCAATGATGAACCAAGCTGGTGGTGGAACATCATTCAGTAAATCAGCAATGGGTGGTGCTAAATATGATAACCCAAGAATAACTAAACAAATAACTGAACCACAGATAATAAAAACATATGTAG